GGGTCCACGCTTCTTGGTGGGTGTAGTTGCTTCCGTAGCCACGGGCGCAGGTGCTTCTACGACAGGCACTTCAACAGGAACAGGGACGACAGGAACAGGTGTTTCAGCCTTCTTTGCAGCATTGGCAGCCTTCTTAGCCTTCATTGCGGCTTTGGCTTCTTCTGTCATGGGTCCACGCTTCTTGGTGGGTGTAGTTTCTTCCACGACCATAGGTACTTCGACAGGAACAACTGGAACGGTAATGTGAGTTGTTTCGAGTTCGGCTTCGGGGAACAGTTCATTCATGAGGAGTTGGATGAACTGGTCACGAGATTCAATGGCGGTCTGTGGATCTTCGTGATTGAGGAGAGGGTTCTCCTCGGAGACTTTGATGATTGCTGAGATGATGAGTTGCTTGATAGACATTGTATACTTGGGAGGGGGGAGGTTAGTATGTCTGACCAAAATGAATCCGTTTTGAAAAGTTGGAAAGAGCAAACTGAAGGGAAGTCAAAAAATCGGACCGACCCCCAGTTTTTTTCGGACAAGAGCAAACTACGAAGGACAACTTTCAAAAACGGATTCGTTTTGGTCAGGAAAGTAGGTCTCCATGGCTAAGAAGACCATATACCGGCTGACACCCGCAAATGTCCGTGTTGGAGTCGACTCACGTAAAAGGGTGAACTCTGTGGTGCCTCGAGGGGCATTCAGGGGAGACAATCTGTCTGTGGAGAAAATCACAGGCTTAGGGCATCCCGCCGTCATTAACTGGGATACAGACTCTCGCTCATGGGGAGACATTGTATTGAACTTTACACAGCCGACACCGGTTGAAGTTCAACACAAGAAAGTAGATGTCGAGTATGAGCTATACTGCGACATGGTGGCAGAGCCATGGAAATACGGCGACTGCATCGAAGACTGGCTTGCACTGGACGCGAAACTTCGCAACAGTGAGAAAGTCAAAGCCTTCTGGGCAGAGAAGGCAAACAAGGAAGCCAAGGAACTTGCACAAGCTCAAGCCGTCTGGCGAAAGGCGTTCAAGCCTATTGCAAAGCAGTGTGCAGAGCATGCAACCACTCTCTCCATCTGGAAGTATGTTCTTGCTTACAAGGCTCGTAGAAACACTGCAGTCAAGAAGATTCAAGCACTCGTGCGCGGATACCAAGTCCGAAAGAGTACACGAGCCAAGTGCTGCTACTGCTCGGCACCATGCGATGCCAACTTCTGCAACATCGAATGCCGTGTTCTCTTCGACCGAGAATGTTGGTAAGTCTTCAAAACGGAACTCGACCTCTGCGTCGTTTTTCCCCTTATTCAAAATGTATAGCCTCCACAACGCAGTTGACGACATGATTCAGGACATGGATTTGGGAGACCATTATCAAGGACGGATTGAAAATGACCTTATAACAGTGTTTGCTCGCATCAACCCCCAGAAACAAGTGGTCTTTCGTGTCACACATGAAAATAAGGTCCGTGTTGAAATCGTTCGACAAAGCCAGATCTCTCCCTTGTTCGCGCAGTTGATTCTTGAGAACCTTGCCATTCAGTTGGACCCCAACTACTTCATGTAAAGAGTTTCCTGTTTTTTACATAATGGGACTGATTCGATACACGACCTCAGTCGATTCGGACGTCAACTACGATCCACGTAAGTTCGCGGACGAAGTTGCAATCTATTTAGCGGACCCTGAGGGTTGGGCCCAATGGCATACGTTTGTGGTTGGAAAGGGAAAGACCATTCGGTTATCATCTCCTGCTACAATCAAAAAGACATGCGGATTGCCTGATAGTTTGTCATGTGCAACCTTAGGTGGAAACGAGATTTGGTTGAATGCAACTCGATGGATCCATGGTTCAGCACCTTCCAAGTTACCCTTGGAACGCTATCGGCAATACATGGTCAGCCATGAGATGGGTCATTCCTTAGGCTATGATCACGTACAGTGCACCTCAGGTCCTGCTCCAGTTATGATGCAACAAACCTTGGGAATCGGAAAGTGTTCTCCGAATACTGCAGTCTATCTTAGTCAGTTACCTTCAAAATCATCACACCGCTCACAATGAGTGCAATCGCAAGTAAGTCGTGGAAATGAATGCTTTCTTTGAAGAGCAAGATACCTACCGTGGTTGTAGCCATCACAGACATTCCAGACCACAATGCGTTGGTCATCGCCATTCCAGACGTATTCATCGTCAATCGTAACATATATCCAACGGCTGCATAGAACAACACACCGACTGCAAAGAAGGCTGAGTTGTCGATACTACGTTTGAAGCAGCTCATAGCCAAGGTTTCAAGCATCACAATCAAAAGAACATACCAATACACACGTGGAATGCCCATTTATGTAAAGGTGTGATTTATTGCATACGAGTTGAAGCATCACGAAGAATGAGTTTAGTATCCATGGTAGCCGGTGAGAAGAAGTTATCCACTACTTTTTTGACAACTTTTTCATCGAAAGGCTTGCATGAAAAGACATCGAGATACATGTCATCGGTTTCCTCAACAAAGTGTGCGCAAATGTTGGAGGTCTCAATCAACTGAACCAATGTAAATCCCTTCTTATTACCGGTCCCAAACATCACAATCTGAGGTTTTCCGTAAGGAACCATATCGATTTGGTTCACAAGTGTAGAGGTGAACACGCCAATATGTTTTGCAGAGCGAATCGAGGCAGGAATGCAGTTGCGTCCGTTCAAAATCAGATGGTATCCCCAATGTGTCATATACTAGTATAACATTTAGTTGCTGTAAGCGAGTCCACCCATGCCGCTCATGATTCGGAAAATATTGTAGTTGACCGCATACATACGGAAGTTGTATGGGTATGTCTTGCTAGGGTATGAACCCGCAGAACCAATCTTGCTATCGTAGACCAAGGTGGCGGTATCAATGCGAGAAAAGTTGCAACTGCCGGATGGTTGATGCTCTTCGGGGCTGATCGCGAAGGAATACACGTTGATTGGATTAGGGGCTGCAACTGGAATGACTGAGGTCTGGTCGATTAATCGAGTAAATCCACCACCCGTGTGGTGTTGGTAGGGTTGAACCTTCCAGAAGTAGTCGCCATATCGCTCATCGAATCGGTCCTGACCGTTGAGTTGGATACGAGCACGATTGACGATATCATCGTAACTGAATGGGCGAGTGAAAGCAGCAGCACCTCCTGGAAGAGAGCAGTCGGTCTTGCGTGCATCTTGAAAGACCCAGATGAGTTCCTTGACTGGGTGATTCAAGGTCAAGTCAATGCGTCCAGAAGAGGTTGTAATCGTTTGCTCTCCTGAGAACTGAAGTTGCTCAATCAAGTACTCATGACTTGCCTGGGCAAATCGTCGGCGCTCCTCGACATCCAAATAGACATAGTCAAGATAGAGTGCCATGTCTTGGAGTGGAGTAAGAGCGGCTGCGGCTGCAGCGAGTTGAGCGGCTGTTGCACCTGCACCTTCGACGAGGTTGATAGTATCCTCGAGTGTGATGTTGAATCGCACCTCGTGGTATTGAAGTGCAATCAATGGAAGCGCTAGACCTGGATTACGGTTGAACCAGAACTGGAGAGGTATATACAATACATTTGGGCGGCCTTGGCATGTCACGGCTGAAGTATCTGCACTGCTGTAGAGACCTCCGACCATATTGTCCAACTTGACGGCGGTGTCAAAGTCTGCGGTCAAGGTCTCCCACAAGTAGAGCCACTCACCGTAATGTGTATCGATGATTTGACCGCCAATCTCTACCTCAATTTTCTTGAGAAGGAGATATCCAAGACGGCGCTGTGCACCTCCCGTCCAGCGCACAGCTGCAGATGCGTCGGTTGCAGGTAAAGAGACTTCAATATAGGTCTTCCAAATAAGGTCTGCGTTACGATTGACAACGGCTACGACGCGTTGTCCGTAGGTGGGCATACCTGTGAAGTTCACGCGGAACGCTTCAATGGCAAAGTTGGTATGACGCTTGAACAAGACCTTCCAAAAGGTGATGTGAGGATTTCCAGTGATATACGCATCTTGTGCACCATAGGCAACGAGTTGAAGAAGACCGCCACCCATTATGTTTATATTCTCGGAGGATAAATTCTACTTCAGCGTCCGCGCAAGAAAGTGTTCTGTAAAGACAATGTATGGTGGCAAGTTTCTTGCCAATGGTGCAGATACCTGCGTGTATGACCCTCCGGTGAGTTGTGACCCTCCGAATCCATCGATCGACGTCGAAAACAAAGTCTCACGCATTGTGTCGGCAAGTTCGGGTGAACGCGAGAAGCAAGCATTTCTTCAAAAAGTGATACAAGACGTCGAACCGGTCTTTCCATCCATTCGAGACTATGTGAACTTTGCGACGGATTCGTGTACTCCTAAATTCAAGCCTGAAGACGAACAACAATCCTGTAAAGTCAAAGACCTTGGTAGCGGTCCGCTCGTCAATCTCATCACGCCTAAACAGGGAAAGGATTTTTTCAGACTTCAGGTCACTCCTGACTTCAAAGTGAAGTTTCCAACCTACATGATGTTGCTCGCAACTGCAATGAGTTATCTGAATGAGTATGGATTGATGCACACCGACTTACATGGTGCAAACATTGCGTTGATGAACAATAAGTTGGTTGCACACGATTGGGGACGGTCCTTCGACAGTCGTAACGAGAAAGTGCTCAACAACTATTTGGAGTGGGCCAAACGCACAAGTGCATTGAAGAATCGAGCTGAATATCGCTACATTGTACCGATTCTCGACAATAGCGGATACTTCCAAGGACTTATCAATCGAACTACGAAAGACGGAAAAAAGAAACTACAGATGATTCTCACTCGATCATGGGATACCTTGGCATTGATAGGAACCTCTGAATATGAAAGTCTTATCCCCAAGGATGCAGTCGACAAGTTCTTAACTGCATTTGTTCGTATTGTAGCACAGAAAGGCGGAGACTTCTCTGTGCGTCTGCGTGAAATCATTCCTCTTGCGTTCGTATCGAGTTCTGTGATTCCACCTCCTCCTCTACCACCGATCAAAGTCAAAAAGACTCGAAAGGTGAACTCGAAGCCCAAGAAGACTCGGAAAGCAAAAGTGGTTCCACCTCCTGTGGTTCCTCCTGTGGTTGCACCTGTGGTTGCACCCCCACCTCCTGCGATTTCACCCATGGTTGCGCCTGTGGTTCCACCGCCCGTGGTTGCTCCTGCGGTTGCACCTGTGGTTGCTCCTGCGGTTGCTCCTGCGGTTGCACCTGTGGTTGCAGTTAAGCCAAAAAAGACACGAAAGGTTAAGTCAAAGAAACGCAAGTCAGTTCCCGTGGTTCCACCTCCTGTGGTTGCACCTCCTGCTCCTGTAGAACCACCCAAGTCAATAGCTAAGTCTATGTATGTCAGTCCTTCCGTTTCAGATAAAGAAGTGGCTGAACTTCGTGAAGACATTGCAGTCTGCGATGAAGAAGTGGATGAGTTACGAAAGAAAATGCAAGACATTGCAGAACTGACAAAGCTCGGTCCTCGACGAGGTGGAACTCGAAGAAACTCTAGACGATGAGTAATGAGAAGTCGTATCTCCTCCAAGTTCGATAAGTGTGTCAAGAGCGTGCGAAAAACGGTGAAGGCTCGTAAGGGATCGAATAAAGAATCGGCAGCGATTGGGATTTGTACCAAGTCGGTCTTACAGACACGAGGACGCACCATGAAACGCTATCGCAAAGGACGCTTGACTACACAGAAACTGAAAGTGCTTGCTTAGCGGCTAACTGTTCAGCCTTTTTGCGTGTGCTTCCACTTCCGTAGGCTATGTGCTTTCCATTCGCATCACACACTGCAACGCGTATCTCATTCTTCTTTGGGTCATTCGATAACATCTCGTAGGTCGGTGTCAACTTCAGTTCACGCTGACAATGCTTCTGAAACAAGTCTTTATAGTTCGTCGTCTCATGAATCACTTCTTCAATGTCTAGGTATGCCTCCATCACAGAGGTTACAAAGGTATACACGATATGAAACCGATTACCGCAGTCCGTCCACAATGCACCGATAAAGGCTTCAAAGATATCCCCTAGTTTCTTGGTATTGTTACGCCCTGCAATGGCGGGTGATTCTTCATTGTGACGAGAGATCACATAGAACTTATCCAATCCGATTTGTCTCGATAACTGACCAATACATTCGTTATTCACCAACACCTTACGGGCATCGGTTAAGAAACCCTGCTTCTTTTCAGGATACTTCTTACGAAGATACGTCGCTACACAGACACCTAAGACCGAATCACCTTCGAACTCTAAACATTCATACGATTCGTCTTGAAGTGGCATGACACCGTTTGGACAGGGTGCAAGTTGGGCTGGCGTTCCATCGGGGGTTGTGTAGTCCGTTCGTCGGACATAGGTTGTGTGGACCATCGCAGTCTGAAACACTCGCACATTCTGTGCTCGATAGTGTGGCAAACCGTGTTTATGAAGGAGTTTGTGTATATCACGTTCAGTGAATGGGCGATTGGAGGAGTTGTAAGGACAATAGGATTCCATTACAGTCTATTGTTGACTTGATTTAGGTCCGTTTTAATAATATTGAGGAAACACCATGCGCAAGAGGCTGTAGACAACACCGAACACGGCTGCGTGTGTGACAACCTGAACGAGGTGAGATGAGCCTGGGGGGAGTGACAAGAGAACGCCAGGTGACAATAGAATGAAGAGAAGCACGGGAACAATTACGTTGAGGTCCATTTATATACTATCATTTAAAAATATCTTGCGACAACATCATACATTAATGGAAAAAGCTTTAGTGACTCTGACTGCCCGTGTTGTTCGCGCCCATCGAGAGATGGCACCGTGTATCGCGAGAATCCATACAGGGTTCATGGTAGAAACGAATCTTCAAACTCTAGAAAAAGACCTTCAACTCCTGCAAGAGATGCTCCGACAAGTTCGAGAAGCACAGAAAGCACCCCCTACACGAACCTATCTATCACTCAAGTAATGCTTTCAGTTCAAACGAATATTCATCTGCAATCAATGTGCGTTCATGACGACGCATAATCTCTTTCATTACATCTTCCCCATGTTCGGGAAGAATCTCAAGTAAGTAGTTCTGGAGTTGCTTCTTTGAAAGCGACCATCCCTTCTTCCATTCACCTGGCTTTTTCACTTGAAACACCATCTTGGACGCATTGAGTTCAATCTTTGCAGGTAACGAGGTAGATTCAGTGTACGCAGCGGCTAAATCCAACTCAAGGGTTTGTCGATGTTCGCGAAGGTCTTTTGCGCGAGTGTTTACGTCTGCGAGTTGCTTGTTGTTTTCCAAATAGCGAGTGAGTATTGGCTTTAGAGTGTCCATACAGTCTCTTTCTTCTACGACGAGTTTCCGTTTTCTTTCCGCCGTTCTGTCCTTCTTTGACTAAGGTCCGTCCTATATATCGTCTCTCAGTTTCACTAAGCTCTCTTCCAGTCTCCTCTACCAGTTCCGAACATGAAAAGTCAAAGAGTATAATGTTCTTTACATTCCTTTCCTGTAAAAATGTGACAATCGTGGAT